CTACTTGGGGTCTGTTTTGCTGCATCATTTGCAATTAAAGGCGTACCAACTGTGATATCCAAACTAAGAGGCAAGGAGTAATGCTTATTATTATTGCATCTATCCTTGGTGCAATTGTACGTATATAAGACGGTAGCAACTATTAGAGTATGAAACTGAGAAAGTAACATGGCTGAAAAAAATAAGTATGAAAGAGGGGGGCATAAGTTTCCCGGCTATAACAAACCTATACGCACCCCTAAAAAGAATAAAAAGTTTGCTGTTCTTGCCAAGCAAGGTGATGATGTAAAGCTTGTACGTTTTGGTGATCCTAACATGTCTATTAAAAAGGGTCAGCCAGCGCGTAAAAAGAGTTACTGTGCCAGATCAGGTGGTATTAAAGGGACCAATAATAAACTTAGTGCTAACTATTGGTCACGAAAAAAATGGGACTGTTAGTTAATTATTATCCTACATCCCCCCAGTCCCTCCCATAGACACCGAAGTATTCTATCAGAAGACAACAGGCATCTTCTACTTCTTCCAAGTCACGATCATCAGGGAAACAATCTGAAACAAAACCGGTATCATCATGCAGTTCATACAGTAACTCGGACAAAGCTGCTGCTGTGACTGTGGTGGTGAGTTCGATGTCATCAATCTCTTTTAACTTTTCAATAACAGTGTTGTAGAAGATTTCGTTAGACATACTGTTTTCCTTTCTGGTTAAGGGCACGAAGTATCCATACTGCATCAACAGGGGTAACGGAATAAAGGTAGGCTGTCTGTTTAATCTGATCCTCCCATTCTTGAACGTGCGATCTTACGTTTAAGGGCTTCAAGGTAGTTAGCAAAGTCCAAAGCTTCTTCAATAGCATGGTCAATCCAATCTTCTTCTGTTAAATCATCACGCATCATAGTGGTTCCGTACTTTTTCATACCCTCTGCACTACGTTTACGCAACCGTACTATGTTGGTTGCCACCACAGGGTCTTCCTCGTAAATAGGTTTATAGAACTTTACCTTAATGTCGTCAGGATTGTAGTACTCATAACCGGGAAAGTCCTTCAAGTCTTCTACTTCAGGATAATCCCATGCGTCTTCAGTTGAATGTCCTTCCATAATCTTCATCACTTCCTTACCGTACATATTAGTCTTTCCTTTCATACGTCACTGTTGTTCTGAAATCTGCACCATAAGCGGGACACACTTCTATTCGCTTAGGAAGGTAGTGTTCATCATCTTTATCCCTCCCTTCACCGCAAATAAAGAAGGCCCCTGTATGCTCTGCTGCAAGGTGTCTAAAGACCTTCCAAAGTTTTTCATTCTCTTCTTCTATTGAAAGGTTTTCCTTCATCAACCACACTCCTTAAGGTTACTCACAGGTTCGTTGTCCAGTCTGGGAATCGATGAAGCAAGCTGCTCCATCCTCAATCATATCTTGCTCAGGCTCAATCTTGTTCAAGATACCGTAGCGTTTACCACTTAGTCGGAACGTAGTAACACCTTTAAGCTTACCCTTCCAAGCATTATAGTACACATCTTTAAACTCGTCAAACGTTACATCATCACCAACGTTGATGGTCTTAGACACTGCACTATCGATCCACGGCTGGACTGCAATCTGCATGGCAAGGTGTTCATCCACACTCAACTCATCTGCAGTCTCGCCTTTGACACCATGGTAGTTCCATGCGTAGTCCTTCAGAGGAACCTGAATTGGACCCATCTCAGTCTGCACAGTGCGGTTAACTTCATGTGCAAACACAGGCTCAATGCCACTGCTTACATTATCTGCTGTGAAGCTGATCGTACCTGTTGGTGCAATAGAGGTAAGGTGACTGTTACGCATACCCTGTGATTTGATCTTGTCCTTCAGGTCTTGAGGAAACTTCTTCACAAAGCCAGACTCAAGGTACTGATCTGCATCAAACAACTTGAAGCTACCTTTCTCAACCGCCAGATCAGAAGATGCTTCGTAAGCAACCAAGGCCAGAGTCTTAGTTACTTTACGGGTGAATTTAACAGCATCATCAGAACCATAGCGGAGACCCAAGAGTGTAAGAGTATTGGCAAGACCAGTAATACCAAGGCCCATCCTACGCTTATCTTGTGCTTCCTTACGCTGTTTCTCCAGAGGGTAGCGAGTACGATCAATGACGTTGTCCATAGCACGAACCACATGAGGAATGTCATCTTTAAACAACTCCCAATTAAACTTATTGTCAGTCACGTATTTGACAAGATTGAAGGAACCAAGGAGACAGGCTCCATAGGGCGGCAATGGTTGTTCACCACATGGATTGGTAGCTTCAATTGTCTCGCAATAGGACAAGGGGTTGTCTTGGTTAATACGGTCAAGGAAGAGTACCCCCGGTTCAGCCCAGTCCCATGTTGACCGCATAATCTCTTCCCAAAGCATACGGGCGTCAATGGTCTGGTATTGTTTCCCTTCAAACCGAAGAGTGAACGGTGTACCTTTGACAACAGCCGACATGAACTCATCGGTGACCCCGACAGATATGTTGAAGTTAGTAAGGTCATTCTCATTTCGCTTCGCACGTACAAACTCCTCAATGTCTGGGTGATCTACACGTAGGACAGCCATCATTGCTCCACGTCGGTGTCCTGCACTAACAATTGTTCTACATACAGCATCAAAGATACGCATGAAAGAAACAGGGCCACTGGCAGTGCTGTCAAGAGAAACAATCCTATCACCACTGGGACGAATACGACTAAAATCATACCCAATCCCACCGCCTCTGCGCATAGTTTCAGCAGCTTCTTTAGCCCTGTCCATGATGCTGTCCATAGAGTCTTCAATGACTCCCGATACGAAACAGTTGTAGGCTGTAACATCTCGTGGAGACCCCATAGCAGATTGAACTCTCCCGGCTGGCATAAATCGTTGCTCAAGGAAGATTCGTTTAAGCTTCTGTCGATGAGCCTCGCCGTCGGACATTGCTGCTGCGTTTCGTGCTGCTGCTTCTTCGAAGTTTTCGTATGGCAGTCGGTACTTTGTTGCATGGAGTTCGTCACATTCTTTCACCTTCGGTCCAAACATTAAATCAATCCTCCAAGATTTGCTTCTTCATAATTCGGTCCCTTCATAACCTTACCTGTCACACTGTCACGGATAGGGTTACCGTCATCATCTAACTTACTCATGTTGCTCTCATGTACCCGGTTGAAGGCAGCATCAAAGTCTGCTCTGTTAGTTCTGGCAAACGAAACAAGGGTACCTGACAGGACGTACTGAAGGTCAGCAAGTTCTTTAAGCAGGTGTTCCCATTGTTGTGTGGTAGGGTCTTTGCCATACGTCTGACACACCTCCATCTCCTGAAGAACATCGCATACTTCCTGTGCCTCTTCCATAATCAGACGGCGGCGTAGTTCCAGAGTAGGGCAAGTAGGTTGACCATTGACAGAAAGACCCATTGCCTCATGGAACTCCTGAACCTTGCTCTCCCTAGTGCGTTGCTTTACCATATTGTTCAAACTCCTGTCCTGCTGCTTCTGTTTCAAGGTGGTGGCTGATAGTCTGAAAGATCACATCAACGGAGTGTTGAAGTATTTCCTTAGTATACTCACTCTCCGTCATCTCTATCTCAGCACATAACCGTGACACTGTGTTAAGTCTGTTGACAAGGATGTCAGGGTTGTAGTAGAAGTAATCACTCACTGACATCGGGGCTTCGTCGTTGTTGTCTGAGAATAAGTTTCTGATTTTGTCTAGCATTTTGTTTTCTCTTTTTATCCTGTACAATACGTTGTCTGAACAAAGGGGATTGTAATGCTTTAGCTGAAGGACTCCTCTTCTTCTTCATCATACACATCCCTGACCAGCAGATCAAATAATTCAAGGTTGTCTTCTATCTGGACCTCTAGTATATCAATGATCTCCTCCGCTGTCAACCCAAGAAGATCAACAATCTCGGCGGCGGTATACCTGTCCTGTAGTTCGTATTTGATTTCAATGTCAAGCATCCTTGTACTCCCGCATCAGCGTCTCAAGGCGAAGGAAGGTAGGATCGAAGTCACCGTTCTTGACATTACGTTTATGCACAATCCCCCGCCAGTGTTGATTGCCTTGTGGACCCTTGTACTCCTCATCATCAAGATAAGATGCACCGCATGTGATAGACCACATCATCCCTTTATCATCCGCCCAATCAGTATGAATGTCGAGACAAGGTCGGTGTCCTTGCGTGACAGATACCTTAGTCTGCTCCATCGAAGCTTTACTTGAAGCTTTCGGATTAGATGAGTTACGGTTCTGAACATAGTGTACGTACTCAATACCGTCTAAGATGACAGGATAAAGGAAGTCGTGAACAACAAACCCAAAATCCCTAAGCCGCAGATTGTCATAGCTAAGAGTACCGTCCAGAATTGGATTGGCATTAACATGTCGCTTAATACGTTCTTCATGATTCCCCACAGTGAAGTGCATCTCAGGTTTATACTGCTTCTTCTTCTGCTCTTTACATTGAAGGTTGTGTAGATGGACAGGCTTAAGCATATCAGCCATTGCTTTCACACCGGCTTTGATATCCTCAACATACCTTGCTCCTTCTGCCTTCTTGGTTCCACGATCATAGCTGCTGAGTGAGTGCATGTCCCACCAGTCACCAATGACAATGATCTTATCTGGCTGATGCCGTACGATGTAGTTACCTATGCAGGGTAGATGGTCAAGACGTGACCCCGGTTTAACCTGCATATCAAAGATTACAAGATGGTCAGTCATTGTAGTCTCCAAATGACTCGGTTAATCTTATCAATACTTTGCCAAACTCTTTCGTTTTCCTGTGTCGCAAGTATCTGGTAAAGACTTGTCTTAACTTCCTCTAACTCTCGTACAATGTCAGCTTTACGGTTTAATCTAAACATGTTCACCATTCCTTTGGTATAAATTTGATTGAACCAATTTGTCCGTTAAGATAGACACGTTCTTCTCCTTCTCGTTTGGTAAGCACGTCTTTCTTATGCTGTAGGTTAGCTTCACCATATACAAGACCGCCTCGTGTATAGTAGTTCTTCAGGATTCTGAACTCAAACTTATCCTTACCGTACTTCTTGATGTCAGCATTGACATGGGTGGAAGAGGAAATGTACGTCTCCCAGTTAGATGACCCTACTTTCTTCCTCTTTCTCCACCTATGGTATTGCTTCTTGCCTATGTACTTCTTACCTGTGACAAGGTTTGTTATCTCATAGACAAAACCAAAGTACTTATCTGGATTAGGTTTGCGTCCTACCCAGTGGTGTTCAGGTTGCTTCTGGGACATCAGGTTCTTTCTCTACCTTGACCAAGAAACGAGGACCGTTGCTGTAGATAAACGTCCGTATACCTGCACCATCATTGGCATGGGACCAACAGTGATGTTTGAATGCACAGTAACTACACTGTGTGTCTAGTTTAAGGTTGCCACTCTTACCATCAGCCACTGGTTTATGGCAGCGTTCCGGTGGTGTGTCCTGTTCAACCATCTCCTTCACATGACGGATACGTTCATCTGCGTTCTCGTCCATGTCAATGGGATTAGGTTCGTATACAGTAAGTTCACCACTCTCTTTGTTCATGGCAAGGAAAGCTGCCTTGTCCCACTGACCAGCCTGTTTGTATGAACTGATCTGACCAATGTAACCAAAGGCATCATCCTCTGGCAGAGTACCATCCTTGAACTTCTTGAAAGAGAACTTGCTGGCCGATTTAACATCAACCAAGACGCCATCAATAACACAGTCGATGTGACCTTTGACACCCTCAAGTTCTACCTCCTTCTGGCTGTCACTTACATCATGCCCTGCTGCTTTGACAAGGAACAACACAAGTGCTTCGATGATGTCACCATACAGGAACTTGATACGGGTGGCTGGTCGCAGTTCTTCTTTCGGCGCACCATTAACCTCGTACCATAGTTGCCTGTCAGGTTTACCCACATTAGACATACGGACACTGTTCTTGTCTTGACGTTCCTCTTTAAGAAGTTGACGGCGAAGCGCCCACTCCACATCAGATACAAAGCTGTGGATTGCCACGTCATCTATACGGTCAACTCCTTCATCAACCATGTTCATGATGTCTTCAACAAGAGTTTCAAACTTCGCCGTCATACCAACTACTCCTTATTCGTCAGAGAAAAGTGCATCGATGTCGTCATCCATGTCACTGACCGTGGCAGCAACAGAGTCAGCAAAGTCAGGGTCAATGTCCTGTTCGTACTTGACCAACTCAGTAACTTGGATAACCTTTGCCGAGGCAGAGAGACCCTTCTTACCTTTGAAGGTCCACTCATAGGCACCGATCTTGATTCGTGCTTTGGTGCCGTTGCCGATAACCTTCGGATCAACAACCTCAACGCCCTGCTTGAACAGAACCTTGAACGGGTATGCCGACTTAGCAGTGATGAACTCACCACGATCCGGCTTGTCACTGTCCTCATCAACACTGTCACTGCGTACGTTCAGACCAAGACCCTGCAATCCTTTGACAGCATCCTTAGTAAGCTGACCAAGATCAACCTGATACTTACCTGACATCTCATTCTTCTTCGTCAGGTTAGGCCAGAACAACGTAGCTTCAATGATGATGTTCTCGTTATCTTGTTTAGACATAGTGAATATACTCCTTATTTTTCACTGTAGTAATTATATTATACACTCTGCTACACAGTGTGTCAATGGGTTTCTGTCCAGTTATTTCCTATTCTGTATTCTCCATCAAGTGGACACTTCATCTTAAAGTATACACCTGCATTGACGATACTGTCAACAACAATCTTACCTACTTCATCAGCCTGATCCTTTCGTACTTCAATCTGAAACTCATCATGAACAACGGCAACCATCTTGGCATCCAGTTTTCTCTTTGCAACTTCAACATGCCAATCGATCATAGCCCTCTTCATAACACACGACTCAGCCCCTTGAAGGTAACAAGACAGGGCAAAGTGTTCACTCTTAATCTCAATCTTTCTGCCGTCCAGACCAACTAAACGTCCAGACTTAGCTGCCTTTGCTGCTCGTTCTTTGAGTCTGGCGAGGGCTGGGATGTTAGATAGAAACTTTTCTTTGACCTGACGCCCGAACTGACTTGAACCTCCACATATAAGACCGACTTTCTCATCTCCTGCTCCGAGTAACCAAGCGTAGATAAAAGTTTTTGCAACGCTTCTTGCTGTCCACTGTCCATGTTCTTCATCCCATTCTCCTTTGTCTATTCCCATTGCTTCAAGGTTCTTGGTGTGTATGTCACCATCAACGACTTCTCTGGTGTAGTCAGGGTCATCCATGTAATGCGCCAGAACTCTGAGTTGGATACCAGAAGCATCGACGCCCAGCAAAGTATGAGTATCAGGGTTACCAACTGTATAACAAGAGCGACACTCTTCTCCATAGGGAGAGTCTGCGCCCGGAATGTTAGCCATATTAGGGCTGTTGTGAGACATGCGATGAGTAACAGCACCAATGGAAAACACTGAGCCATGTACTCTGTCATCTGATCCAAGAGCATCTAACCATCCTTCCACTTCCTTGTATCTGGCAACAAGCATTGCATACCTGCCAAGTTTCTTAAGACCCTGCGGTGCATCATCGCTGATGGTTGCAAGGTTCTCATCACATATCTGCCACATGTACTGTTGGCGTTTGTCAAACTCTTCCTGTGTTATTTCCTTGGCATGTAGCTTGTCGTTAAGTTTACGATACCCCTTTGTCCTGATGGTTGGTGACCAGTATGGATTAAGACGTTCCACCTTCTGCTTGGGACTGTTAAGGTCTAACTCAGTCCATTCGATAGCGGAGAAGGGACCGACACAATCTTTCCAGTTACCGCCAAGTGGTTTTTTCAGACCCACACTGGACAGCGAACCATCCTTCTTGTACTTTGGGGTACGCTCATCAACAAACTTAGGAATGGCTGGCAACTCAGACAGTATCTCAGATGCAAGTTTGTTAGATTCATTACCGAACATGGCGAAAAGCTGATGAGCCTTCCTCACATCAAGAGCGAAGCCGGTCTGACACATCTCATCAACAAGATACTGAGACAGGTGTTCAATTCTACTGGCATGTTCGCTTCCGTACTTTCCGCCCTCTGACTTTAGATAACAGGCTACCTTGTAGGTTAACTCAACGTCATTAATACAGTACTCAAGCATCTCCTCATTGTACTCAGAGAAGTCTTTGAAGGGTAGCTTTGGGAAGTTGAGGATGGTACCCCAATTGTCTAAGCTGTGTCCACCTTGTCTGGTATACATCTGTAACCGTGACACAAGGAGAGTATCAGTAACTCTGTTGGGTTTGATCTTCATGTTAAGTATCTTCTTCAATACCCTCATGTCATACCCAAGAAAGTTATGACCAATCCAATGATGAACATTATCTTCAGCCCACTGAGGGAACTCATCGATAGTGTCAGGTGTCCATTGGAATAACTCACCTGTCTCGTAGTCTTTGCAGACGATACACCAGATACGTGACACAGTAGACAGCAACCCATCAGCTTCAAGGTCACACACTACTGTACGTTTTGTCATTTTACATGCTCCACTATTACATCTGTCGTATGCCACTTATAACATAGTAAACAATCTTTGCACTTTTGTCCAGTACAATTTGC